GGGTAAACTCCCCGCCGTCTTTTTCAATAGTGTCGTCCCAACCTAATTCGCGTTCTTGTTCACTCATGTATAAGTCCTCCTAGAAGTTTTTAATTAAATGGAACAGCTTTCCGATTGTTTTGAATCATCCCTAAAACTGACGACCAGGCTGCCACCAGCACACCCTCCACAAACCCGGGGTCATAGTTGGCGATTGGCGTATCTACCGGGTAATAGTTGCGTTGAAAAACAGCCTGCTGTATCTCCGATTCCGTCACCTGGTGCAGGGTCATCAGTTCCCGCAGCGCCGGCGGGATATTTGAGTTCAGGCTAGGTGTCGGTGGTGCAGTGTTTACGGGAGCTGGAATATTATTTGGAATATTTCCTGTTTGATTTACTGTTTGCGCTGACTGTTGCGGCGGTGTTACTGATGCCTGCTGTTGTTGTGATGGGTTAGTCGTTGGTGCCGGAGTATTGAAGATATGAGCGATATGGCCATAATCCAGTGGAAACTCATCCGGCAGCCCATGGCGGGTTTTCGCATCCCACGCGGGGTGGTGCGTGGCGTAGACGGTGCGCACGCCGCCCTGGGCCTTGTTCTTCTTGCCTTCCTTGTCCGTGGCAATGGAGAACGTCTTATAATTGATGAATAGAACCATATCGGCCCATTCCTTGACCAGTGGCGCCGTCCGGCTTGCTGTCTTTTGGCCAAGCTTGAGCTGATAACGATCATAGGCGCCCATTTCGTCCGGCTGCTCAAATTTCACAATCTGAGCGTGAGCAATCAGCACAACATGGATACCGGCATCCACGACATCACTGAGCAGGTTGAGCATACGGCCCAGCTCCTCGGAGACGAAAATATACCCTTTCCCATATCCGAAGTCTTCAATGCCGTTCTTTTGGTGCGTCGAACATACGCTTTCTACACAGAGCATTTCCGCCCAATCAATGGTATCGATGATGAGGGTCCCATATTGTCCGCCTTGCCATACCCATTTGACCTGCTGTTTGAGCATTTCCCAGCTCGAAGGTTTCGGCAGCCGTGCCACATCCATTTCCGTGGTGGAGCCTTCAGTATCAATAAAGATAGGGCGTGGGAATTGAGCAGCCAAGGAAGACTTGCCGACCCCCTCCGGCCCATAAATAACAACCTTCTTGGCCTTCTGAACCTTACCAGTAATGACCTGCATTAAAATTCACCTGCTTTCCAAGTTGGGGGAGCAACCGCTTCGTTCCACCCGTCTCCCGGATCGATTTCGCCCGGCAACTGCTGAAGGGTTACGCCTTCCTGCCCGGCAACATAGCCGTCCTCGATGATGATGCTGCACTCTTCGCCGGTGCTGACCCTGGTGGCAATGGCTTGCAGCCCCTCTTGCTCCAGCCAGGCACCAAACTCCTGCAAGGTGTCCATATCCATCTGCTCCAGCTTATCAAGTAGGATAAAGCCGCATTCTGGTTTCAGACGCCGTACGATAGCCGTGGCGACTTTCAGCTGATCGGATCCGCTCATGTTATCCCAGCACTGGCCGTTGTACTTAAGCTCCCCATTCTCTACGGTCAATCCCGGCAGCGGCAAATCAGCGTTCGTCAGGAGGTCCGTTTTCTGCTGGCGCACCGTATTGATCTCAGTGGTCAGCGCATCATACTGCTGCCGGTAATCGCTGGCATCCGTTTCGGCCTTGTCTTTATCCAGATTGGCGCGGACTTTACGATTGATTTCGTCGATCTGCTGGATGTTGGTCTCCAGCTCTGCAGTCGATTCATCGTGAAGCTGTAGAGCGTCTTTCTGGGCTGCCGCCAGATCCACACCCGTTTGAGCATACTTTGCTTCTGCATCTGCCAGCATCGCCTTCAACCGCTCAACCTCCTGTCCCTGGTTGGCATACAATGCCTGGAACTGTGTCAGCCGCTGCCGTTTTAGTTGGTTCTCCCCGTTGCGGGCAAGAATTGCCTGCTGCTGCTGGATCAGATCCGAAGCGGAGACAGGCTCCTTCGGCGCATCCGGGAAGTACGTCTGTTCCTTGGCAAACTTGGCCTTCTGGTCAGCAATCTGGCCGATGGCGTGGCGGCGATTATATACCTCCTGCTCTTTGACCTCCAGCTCGTGGAGTTGCTGCCCCACGCCAATGATCTGCAGGAGAATGTTGGCCTTTTCCTTGTTGGTGGAGCCCATGAACTTTGGAAGATTAATCGCCAACTCTTCCACGAAGCTATCCAGGAGCATCTGCCCACCCTTCTGGCCGTTCGGATCGACCACCTTCAGGTCGCTGTTCTTGCCCTTCCGCTCCACGATCAGCCCGTTTGAAAGTGTCAGGTGGAGGTATGGGGGGATGGCCGAATCCTCTCTTGCGGCCTGCGAAGGGCGGTACTTGTTCCCGCCTAGCGCCCAGGCGATGGCATCCAGCACGCTGGTTTTACCCTGGTTGTTCTTGCCGCCGACTAAGGTTAGCCCGCTTGCTGTCGGCTCTATTTTCACGGCTTTGACCCGTTTGACGTTCTCGATTTCGAGCTTATTGATTTTAATCATGACGACCCTCCTTTGAAGTGAGTGGCGGCATCCGATCCTGCGCAGGTCCAGACAGGACTCCAAGTGGCATCACAAAGCCTCTTTCCGAAGGTGACCCATCATCCTTGAAGCAACCAATGCAAGATTCGTTTCCGTCACGATAGGTAATACGCAGACATGGAGTGGCCCAGGAAGATTCATTAATACCACCAATCAATTCGACGGTTTCTAAGTCACGAACAAATCCTTCTTGGTCGTTGAACACTTCTTCAGCGGTCCAGAACCAATCCTCATACATTCCAAGTGCCGCCTCTTGAATCTGTTCCCGGTCCTGTTCGATCAAGAGTTTGGCTTTCTGAAAATCATAGGCTTTCATTCTGACACCACCGCCCGATTCCAGTCTTCACGGTCAATCGATATGATGAAGCGAATCTTATCCGGCATCGCTTGGAAGCAATCTACTGCCACATCATCATCTACAGCGATTTTCAAAAATCCGGAGCGCTTAGTATTAGAACGTGCAACCTCCATTAAAGCCGGCTTCACAAGCTGAAGGTTCACTTTTTCTGGATCGATTGTAGCCAGAACTTCACCGATAGATTTTCTCTTCACTTGATTTTCCATTGTGCTCCCCCCCCCTTAATTGTCGAACCAGAATACAATACGAGCGCTCTCCGGATCGTCCCCGGCCAGCTCGGCCAGCTTCGGAAGCGACCAACTGCACCATTTACCCAAAGCATCCCGGAGCGACTTGTTCCAGTGGATCAGCGTGTAATATTGACGCGGATCACCGAACAGGAAGCCGTCACGAATACCTTCCTTCATTTCTTTGTTGGAAATGTATTTGGTTCCGCCCCCGCCTACGCCGCCGCTCCACATTGACGGTTCGCCATCTTCCAGGTACTTCTTGAATTGCTCAACTCCGACCCAGCCCTCGCGGGTGATGGTCTGATCCCAGTTGTAGGCAAGCAGTTCGGCAGCCGTCAGCCAGGAATGGCTATGGCCGTCACCGCCCCAACTTTCCGCCGATTCTCCAGCTTCTGGTGAAATATCTTCCGGGAGCCCTTTAGGATTGGAAACAGGCTTCAGGTCATGCGCAGCACGTACACCGGCCAAGACTTCAAAAAGTAGATAATGGCGACCATCATAGATATAATCCATTGTTCCCTGACGCAGTTCTTCAAGGAGACGTTCCCAATAAGCAGATGATTCGCCGCGCTCCTTGGATTTATCAATGAAACCCCGCACTTCTTCGATTTCCGGCTCATTGACACCCCGCTCCACTTGCCAAACTCCATTGATCCGCTTCTCCACAAACAAATGAATATCGCATCCCATACTTGATTTCTCCTTCTGGCCAGTGGTACACTGACCTCAACTATTATTTTTTCTTGTGGACGATTCAGACGGTTGCAGCCGATGGATCGTCTTTTTCATGTATCGCCTTCTCCAAAGTGGACAGCAGATTCACCAAATCATCCGGCGGCATCTGTTCAATCAGGAAGTCCCTCAGCTTCTCGACTTCATCAATCTTGATCTGCTTCGGCGGTACGTATGCCCCAGACATCGTACTTTCTGCTTCAAACAGGTGCAGCTGCTTGCCACCCACCACCGGGTTATCGATCATCACCGCAACCATTCCCCAGCCCAGCGGCTTCGTTACAGGTTCATTCATTCGCTTTTTCACCCCCTTTCATGGTCTTACAGGTATTCTTGAAGTGGCTTAGTGCCGCCGTACAGCTCGAAGTTCGTCATGATGAAGTTTTCCAGTTCTTCACGGGTCAACCCATCATGCTCCGTCAGCGTCTCATCGAAATACATCCTCTGTAACGGTTCATGGAATCTAGGATATGATTTTTCAATGATGTTCTGAATTGCCTGCCAGTGATGAGCAAACCCACATTCATAGAAAGTGTTGCTCTCCACATCCAGCACTCCGAGACCGGTTATTCCGTATCCCCTCTTCTTGAAGTCAATCTCAAGCTGTTGGTATTCCGGCTGTTCAAATATGATGTCAAAAATCAGTTTCCCGTCTTTCCGCCAATCTGCTAGGGTGATAGCTTCAAGCTCATGGCGTTTCGTGTACTCCTGAAGCAGATTTTCCAAACCTTCATCGGATAACTTCGCAAGGTATTCATAACAAGCAAATTGCTTGGCTTTGTAGAACCTCCCTTGAATTGTCTCTTCTACATGTCGTTGCAGCACGATCCGTACAAGTCTTAAAGGATCATAGGTAAAATGTAGCGTCTTCACTGGCCTGCCTCCATTTCAGCGATTTCCTTATCCAACCACCAGACCGCGGCTTCCGGCTCATCGACAATCAGTCGGCCATTAAGTAGTTGCCAGCGTCTGCGGCGAAGCTCCAGCCGGCGCCACACGTGATCAGCTGATTCGGCTTGCTGGTTAATAGTCACGGGGTAGCTCCTTTCTCGGCAGCTTCCTGTTTCAGAATCTCGTTCACGACGATCCGCGCCCACATATCGACTAACCGCTGAGGCTCCGGATGAGGAATAAGCTTTATGGTCGTTTTAATTTCAGCTTTCATGAACAACCTCGCTTTCCATACCGAGCATCTTTGCGATTAATGGCTTCTGTCTCTCTCCCGGACGAGTTCCTTTGAAAATTTCAGAAACGTAGGTAACAGAAACGCCAAGCTCGCTTGCAACATCTTTCATTTTGATTTTCTTCTGAAGCATGACCTTTCTTGCCTCAGCTCCAAACTCGCTATAATGCGTCATATTCTCGACCTCCTTCGTAAAAATTTGTAAAAAATCAGCTAAATTGTTGACTCCTGACCGAAAATATTCTATTATCGTTAGGAAGGCATAACCAAATAAACGTCGTTGGGGAACGATTTTTAAATGTGGGATACTATCCCTCTGGTTTTTTGTTGCCTTTTTTGCCATCAATTAAGCTGTTGATGTAATAATAACCGATTATAATCGGTAGGTCAATAAACAATTAGATTATAATCAGTTTTACATTGGATTATTATCTATTTTAGGAGTGTATGGAGTGGAAATAGTTGATAACATAAAAAATCTCTGTTATAAAAACGGCACG